CGGCGATCACACGTACCGACGAGGTTTCTTTGGACGCTAGCGAGACCGCCGAGGCGATGCGGCTTTCTGGCCCCACGTCAGCGGGGCCAGGCGTCTGACGCCGCCCACAGCCTAGCTACGGCGTCGTCACGCTCGGCGGCAAGCGCTCGAGCAAGATCACTGCCTCGGACAAGTAGCTGTCCAAGCGCCTCTGCCCGGTCCCTTTCTGCGGCAAGTTCTGCAACGCACTGGGTTCCACCGGGGGCTGCGGGCACACGGGCAGGGGTCGCGAGGTCGCGCAACCGGCCAGCCAACCGGCCAATAGCGTCGTCCCTAGCAGCGATGTCGATCTGCGCATCTTTCAAGGCTCCGTTTGCAGCCGTTATGCGGGCGTTATGGGCGGCGCTGACACGGGCCGCCTCGTCCCTAGCCTTCGCCTCGGCAGCGGCCCAGCGGGCTTCCCAGGCGGTATTAGCGTGGCTGCGGCCGACCCCGTAGGACACGCCGAGCAGCGCCAGCAGCACGAACAGGATCGCCAGCGGCAGCCAGCCGCCTGCGACCGAGCTAAAGATCCTTGTCCACCACATAGCCCATTCCCTTACAGAGCGGCAGGCACTGCCAGCCGTGCCAGACGCGGTGCGCGCACCAGACAAACCGCTTGCCCCGGGTGACGGGGGCGGACCACCAGCAGGTGCGGCAGCTCACGCGAAACGCCGCTTCAGGTAGTCCATCCGCAGCGGCATCAGGTCGAAGTCCCCGTTCTGCACTGCGTTCAGGACCAGGATCCCGTTCCATTCCGACTTCTGTACGTCCTCGGGGCGGCGGACTACGCCGAAGGGGTTACGGCTTGGCGCTGTTGACGAATCCGCGCCACGCGGTGAGCAGTCCGCTGGCGAGAATGAGGTATTTGATGGCCGGGGGCGGGAGTACGTCTGTCGAGGTGGCGAGGACGCCGACCGTGACCTGTGCGAATCCAAGTACCTTCGTGCCATGGTTTCTCCACAGGTCAATTAGTTGGGACATAGCCCCTCCATCCGGGCATCTGCAAATGTGCGAGTTCGGGGAAACTGGAATCGCGCAACGACTCGAGGCCGACCGCGATGGCAAGGTCTATCGCCTGGTTGTACAGCGCCTTGTTCTTCCACTGCGGCTTGCCGTTCAGCATCGGCACAAAATCGAGCGCCAAACCGTAGTTGTGCGCCGACTGACCGGGCCGCGCGTTGGTGCTTTTGGGGCCGGGGCGCGTGCGTCCTTTGGCGTACTCTGCGGCCTGTTCTTCCATGCTGCGCAGCGTGCAGTACACCAGCACGTCGATGCCGGCCGCCTTGCACTTGTCCAGCCACAGGTTTACCAGCGCCCGAAACTCGGGGCGCAGGTCGTCGAGGCTTCGGGAGGCCATCAGACAGCGCCGAACAGCCGCTTGACGGCCGTAGTAATCAACGCGCCCACGGCGCCCGCCGCGAACATCAGCGTAACCAGCACGCCGCGACCCTGGTTGATCGTGTCCCGCTGCGTCTGCACAACCAGCGACAGCGCGTCCACGGCTTTCGCCAAGTGCTCGACGGATACGGCCAGTTTGGCGTTGGCTATCTTCAGGTCGGTAACTTCGCCCTCTAGCGAAGTGATACGTTCCTCGCTCATCGTCAACGCTCGCAGGTCACGCGCAGCGTGCCGCTGGCAAGGTCGAGCGTGCCGCCAGACTCGTTCTGGAAGCGAACCGAAACCGTATTGGCCGACGACACCCACGCTGTCAGCGTGATGCCCTGCAGGTCGAGCGAGAACGAAGCGCGGGCGAGGTCGCCGAGCACGGCGCCCGTGCAGGTCACCGTGGTCGTGGCGCCCGCCCCGTCCACCAACGACGCGGGGTCATACGTCGCGGAGCCGGAGAGGAATCCCACGTTCCCGCTGACGGTCGCCGAGGTGCCGAGCGAGCCGGATACCGCCGTCGCCGCACGCGCAAGGTCATTGCCGCGCAGCCGCAGGTTCGACACGGTGCCGGCGCTGCCGTTGAACAGCACGCCAACGGTCCCGCTGTTCACCACGTTGTCGTCAATGCGCAGGCGGTCCAGCGTGCAGGCCGCCGAGGCGTCAAACACGATGTTGTTGGTGCAACCGTCGAAGATGTTGCCAATCAGCGCCGCATCAGTCAGCGACGTGAAGTTGGCAGTAACCACGGCGCCGTTGGTGGCGTTCAGGATCGTATTCCCGGTGGCGACGACATTCTTGCCGTAGCCTTCAATTCGGATTCCGGCCGTGCCCGCGACCAACGAAGCGTACTGCCCCAGGTTGTTCTCAATCCGCACGTTGCGATAGACCGACGACTCATCCGACACGTAGCAGTTGGTGCCGGGATCTTCCACAAGGTTGCCGTAGACATGCACGTCATCGGTCTGCACGCGGATGCCGCTGCCCTTGCTGCCGGCCACGCCGATGTTGCGCACATGGTTGCCGTACACCAGGTTGGCGAACCCCTGCGGCACGCCCGTGGCCGTGCGCGTGTTGCCCTTGATGTTGATGCCGACGTTATCGCCAGAGCCCGCCGGCACCACATTGTTGACGTAGTTATCGAACACGCGGCCATAGCGGACCTTGGTGTAGATACCCCACGCCTCGCCCGTGCCCGACTGCGTCACGCCGTCGATGACGTTGCCGCTGATTTCGACTTCGCGGCCATAAATCAGGATGGCGGCAGCACTGGTCGTGCCCGACGCTGAAAGCGTCTTGAACCGGTTGCCCTTGACGATGCCCTTGGTCCACGTGTCCTGGCTCGCGTAGGTGTTCGCACCGATGTGGACCGCGTAGCCGCCCGAACACGTGTCGAAGTCGTTGCCCTCGATCCGATACCACTCCACCGGCCGCTCGATGTCGAACACCCGCCCGGTGCAGTTGGTGCAGCGGTTGCCGATAAAGGCGACATCCGTAAAGCTGCCGGTCGCCGCCTCAAGCCGGCTGACCACGCTCGCCCAGCGGTCGAACGTCACGCCCCGGATGTCGAAGTTCGTGGTGGGCGACAGGAAGTTGGTTGCCGCCACCGGCCCCTTAAGCGTCGCCCCGTTGCCCGTGATCCGCAGCACCCCGGCCGGTGTCAGCGCCGTCCAGCCGGACAGCAGATAGGTTTTGCCCGCCTCCAGAACGACCGCATGGCCGCTATTGGCGGCCCGGGTCACGGCGGTAGCATCGTCCGTGGAACCGTCGCCGACCGCCCCATAGCGGCGCACGTCTCCCGGCGGATAGTAGTAATACGTCGGGGTGACGCTCGCCGCGATTTCCGACGCAGTGCGCGGGTAGAGGATGGCGCCGAGTTCGGCCTGCGTCAGCGTGGCGTTGAGCGGGTCAACGGTCACCGCATTGGCGCCGCCGGAATCGGTCAAAACCAGCTTGTAGGTGACCGCCGGGTCCAGATAGATCGGCGGAAAATACCCGTTCGATAGTTGGACAACAGGATTTGCGTGCGGGGTCGTGAGGCCCGAATCCGAGTAGGTATTGGCCCGGGTCGTGGTCCCGGTCACGTAGAAGTTGGCAAGCGCCCCGGTTCGGGGTATACCGTCAGCGTCCAGGTATTGCAGACGCGGGGCGAAAGCGAGTACGGACATGCGTGACCTCGGAAATGCAAAAACCCGCATGAGGCGGGTTCTGTGAATTCAGAATCGACGTTTCGGAACTACTTTTGGACCGTGTTCCTATTCGTTGGCATGGCTAATGCCGGCCGCGCTTTAGGAGGCCCACGGAGCGACATCCTTGTCGCTTTAGTGCTCGGATTTGCTATTGCTGTCCCGGTCGCTGCGCTCGTTGCATGGGCGCGTCTGGCATACGATCAGCGGGCCCAGCGGCGGCAGTCTGTAGCCCCTGCGCCGAGAGGACCGTGGCAATAGCGATGCCTTTGCGCTGGCTCGGCGGCATCTTGACGATAACCCGGAGCTGATTTCGCTTTGCCGGGTTCTGCAAAGCCTCGGTGATCGACAGCACGCCTTCACGCACCGCGCGTTCCTCGGCGCCCGAGCGGATCTGTTCGCGAAGGCTTGTCACCCACTTGAAAACCACCGCCGCGCGGCCTTTCAGTACGTCCTTTATTTCAAGGTCGCGCATGGTGTTAGAGCCTGAGATCGGGGTGCGCGACAGCGATTCCGCCGCCGTCATCAGGTCGTCAAACGCCTGCGAAGCCCCAGGCCCGAGCGCCGCGTCCATCTTGGCTTTCTGCGATGGCGTACCGATGAGCGCCTGACGGAGCTTGCCGGCCGCGTTCACGCTCTCTCCGCCTTGCGTCAACTTCACTGCGCTGTCCCACTGCTGGCCGACCCACTGACGTACTAACCCGTTCCAGGCTTCCTCGCCGTCCTTTTGCGCGAGGATCGACGCGCGCGTGGCACGCACCTGCGAGGCGGTGATATTCGGATCGCTGAACAACTTGGACGCAGCCGTGGCGGCCTTCGGGTTCGTGATGCGCGACAGAACGCCAATCGGGCTATCTTCTAGCGGCGTGATTTTCTCGCGCGTCTCTTTGGCGAAAAACTCGTTTGCCTGCTTGTACTCGGGGCTCGCTGCAGCCAGTTTCTCGTTCAATTGCTTGGCAGCATCGGCGTACTCGCTCGCCGCCGTCCTGTTGCCGGATGTCGTCGCCTGTTCGTAGCCGGCATCAAGGTTGCGCTTCACCTGCTGCCAGTAACCGACAGAGTTCTCGGGCAATCCGGCCAACTTGCGCTGATACACCGGATCGCGAGACACACGACGCGCCGCGCGGGCGATCAGTGGGTCGGCCGAAATCGACTCGACGACATCCGAACCGAGCACCACCTTGCGTGCGGCGTCATAGTAGGGCGCTACGGCCTTGTCGCGCGCTGCTTTCGCTGCATCGATGACCATCGCCGCCGCGTTGATGCCGTTTTGCCCCGCAACCTCTGCGGGGGTGCTGCGTCCAATGGTGTCGAGAACACGAGAGACCGCCGCATCAAGTTGGCCTTTCTGCGCCTCGTCGGCGGCTTGGATTAGTTCCGCCGACTTGCCGGGATAGCGTGCGGCAAAGGCGCGCAGCGCGATCAATTTGCGGTCGCCGCTCGCCTGCGCCAAGTCGAGGTCAATCCCGGTCGTGCTCTTGACGTAGGCGCGGGCTTGCTCGGCTGTCTGCACCTGATCGGGCGTAAAGTCCACCGTCCGGCCACGGTCCATGAACTTGGTGACGCCCTTGGCGACCGCGCCGCCCACGACGTTTACGGCAGCTTCCCCCGCCAAATCTTTAAGGTTGCCCGAGATAGTCTGCGGCTCGTTGAAAATAACGCCCGCCGCTGCGCGCTTCAGTCCACGGGCGCCGACCGCCCCTGATGTACCGCCAAGAATAGGTGACGACGTGGCGGAGCCTACTACCCCCGCGATCATTTCCGGAGAGTTCGCAACGATGCTTGCGCCGACCCGAGACGCCGTGCCCGAAACTTCCCGAAGCGCGCCGGTGTCATCCACGTAGACAGGCCGCCCATCAACAAACCCGATGCGCGCGGCGCCGTTCGGGTCATTTGGGAACAACGACTGAGCAATCAGCCGGCGCTTGGTATCGGGATCTTCGACCAGTCCCGCTTTCACCGATGCGCCGAAGTTTGCCGAGGTCGCCGGCTGGATCGGTGGGGCCTCGGTCCGTACGAAGCCCTCAATCGGCACATCCGGATTGCCTTCCGCACGCGGGTCGGTCAGGCCCATGTCACGCAGCTTCTGCGCCTTGGCGAGCCGATCCGTCTGCACGACAGTGCGCGTATTCGCGTCCCGCTCGGCAATGGCGGCAGCCGCTGTGCGTGGTGGCGCCTGCGGCTTCAGGACCGCAGATGCCCAGTCGGTCTTGCCGTCAGCGGTCTGCGGCGCCGCCGGCTGCGGCTTGCTGATTTGTGCGAACCAGTCAGCCATTACCGGAAGAACTCCGCTTCTAGCGCTGAACGAACCGCCGCCGGGTCTTTCATTTCCCTAGCGAGTTCGTCGCCGCGCCGGTTGATGATCCCGCGCATCTGCTCAATTGGCATCGCGTCGAACTTGATGCCCTGTTTCTGTGTATACACAGACCTGGCAAGCACTAGCCGTAGGCGTTCCTCGGTTCGGTTCAACTTGGACTGAAACGCCGCCGGGCTGTCGTCAAGGCTCGGCAGCGTGGACACGATGCGCTTGGCTTCCTCGACACCCATCGCGGCGCCGGTTATTTCCTTGATGTACAGATTCAGGTTGTCGAGCGTGTCCGATTTAAAGGACGAGAATGCAGCGAGGTCTGCTTCTTCCTGCGGCGAAAGTTTCGACACGAACGGTAGCCCAGCCGCTTTTTGACGAACATTGTTTGCGAACTGCTTGGCCTGCTCCGTGTACGTCAGCCACTTTGGGTCAAAGCCTTGCCGGATACCAGATAGGCGATCAATACCGGACTGCGCGTCCACGGCTGTCGCCTGCAGTTTCCCTTCAGTTGGCTTCGTGAGCGCCACGCCCTGAGCGCCGTCGCCTTCGTAGAGGCTGAATCCGCCCTGCCCGTCAGACTGAATGCGCAAGCCACGCTGCGGCTTCGGCACTGGCGCAAGGTTGATCGGCTGCGGCTTGCCGGTCGTCGGATCGAGCACGTACATCCCTGGCTTGCCGTCGGGGCCGACAGCCTCAAACGGCGCGGCAAACCGCTCTCGCTGACGCGGGTCAAGCTGTTGCACCGCCGCACTAGTCCCGTCGAACAGCTGTCGGCCAAAATCCTGGATGTCCGCCGGGGACACCGTAGAGAAATCGAAATCCTCGCGAATGCCCGCCGAGCGCAGTTGCGGCAACCAACGATTGATTGCCGAAGGGTTCTTTGAGATTTCCGCGCCTGCAGCATTCAGCAACTTAAGCGTAGTGATCTGCTGCTCTTGACTAAACTGCGTGGCCGCGCGCGACTCCTGGGCCTTTGCATAGTCCTGCGCCTGCTGCGCGCCAGCCGTCTGCACGCCAAGCAACTTCTGCTGCAACTGCGCTGTGACGGACTGCTGCCGCATCCCCTTGATGGCTTCCGAGGTCTGCAGCACCTCGCCAAGCGAAAACGGGCGAATGTCAGCCATTAGGCAGCCCCCGGCGCAAGGTACTTGGACAGCAGGTAGTTGCTAATGCCGCCCTGCACGCTGTTGTTGAGGTTCGCCGCCTGCTGGCCATAGATCGACGCGCGGGCATTGGCCGCGTTGCCCGTGATCGCCGCGACGTTGCTCGCCGAGTTCGCCCCCGCTGCAGCGGACGCACCGATGCCGGTGCTACCCAGCCCCGCCTGCTGCATCAGCCGGTCCACAAACGCGCCGTATTCACGGGAAGCGAGCCCGGATGCGTACCGCGCGCCCTCTTTGACGCCAGCGCCTGAGAGCGAGCGTCCCCGAGCCGCCAGCGAACGGTTGATGGCTTGCTGGCCCTGGTCGAGATTGAACTGGTAGTCCGGCGACTGCGTGAATACCGACATATCCGGCGCTGCCGTAGTCGTTGCTGCGGGCGCGGTGTAGTTCGGGTTCGGGATCTGTACCGTCTGGCCGTCGAAGCCCGTGGGCACGTCGATGTATTGCGGCTGCGCAGAGGCCGCAGGCGCGGCCGGCGAGTACCCGTACAGGCGGGACAGACGGTCCACCGCCGATGCCCCCAGCGCCCGCTGCGGCGCCGTGTCCTGGCGCACGAGGTCGAACTGTCGCTGGTTCTCCGCGAGCGCAGCGGCTTCGCTGTTGGCGACCGCTCGAGCCTGCCGGCTGGCCGAGCTGGACCCGAGGATGCCAGATAGAATGGAACCGCCGCCGATCAGTGCCGCAGCAAGAGGAAACGCCATCAATGCACCTGTTTCATTGATTTACAACGACCGCTTGAACGCAAGTTGCGCGGCGGCCTGCTCTACAGCGGCGCGGAGTCGCTGTTTTTCGCCTTCCACCGTGAGATCGCCGGACATCAGCGCCGACACCTTGACCGAGCGCCGCTGCGTCGCTTCGGGCTCGCCGTCCAGGCTCCCCTCAAACACGATGAAATCCGCCCCGCCTTCCGGTAGCTGGCGGATCGTTACGTCAGGCATCAAAAGCCTCCAAAAAAGAACGTATCCACCCAGCCGCCCCCGCCGCCCGCCGCGCCATCGGTCGGCGTGGTGACGCGCGTTGCGGTGCCGCCCGTCGTGTACGCGGCGTAGCCTGAGCCGTTCACGGCGACCGTAAACGTGGTGGCTCCCGTGACCGTGATCGTCTGCGTGGTGGCGTTGAGATTCGTGCCGAAGTCGCCCGGAAGCGCCGCGAAGGTCACGGAATTGCCTGTGCTCCACCCGTGGGCGGCCGAGGTCGTGAACGCAATAGGGCTCGCGCTCGTGGCCGCCGTGATGGTTGCGACGGTCGCGGCAATCGCCGTCCGAATCGCGCCCACGAAATAACGCCCGTTACTTGCCGTCACGTTCTGCCGGGTCGTCGTCGCAAAGTACGACACCGCGCCGCCCGCATAGTCCGGGTCGTCGCAGTACACGTAGTAGTCCGTTTCGGGCGTCAGGCCCGAAATCGCCCCGCCCGAATACGACACCACGCCGAAGCCGTATTGGACCGTGTGCGCGGCAATCGTGATGCTCGCCGTGGTCGCATCCGCCGCCGCCGTCAGCGGGTTGATGTTCTGCAGCGAGAGCACGTTTCCCGCACTAACCTGCGGCAGAAATCGCTGGTCCACCGCTTTGCCGGCGTCCGTGAGATACGACATCAGCGTGTCCACGTCGGTGCCGGTGCGGGTGCTGATCGTCGTCAGCGCCTCCATGATAACGCGCCCGTCGCGGTACTGAAAATTCTCATTCAGCACGCGGACGAACTGTTCCCAATCCTGCGTCGTCTTGGGCAACTGCGCAGGGATGCGAAGAATCCCGGCCACGTCAGAGGCCGCTGTTCAGCGTCGCGTTGATGAGCGTGCGCCGCACCGGGTCCGAGATTGCGAAGCGATACACCCGGTCGCGCGACTGCCCACAGCGATTCCAGACGGTGCGCGTGCGGTATTCGCCAATGGCACCGAGGCCGCGCCATTTCTCGTTGGACCAGGTGCGCCCGCCGTCGTCCGACCAATCGAGCATGACCTGCGGGTCGCTGCCCTGCCCGCTCGTGAGCCCCACGCCCTGCTCGAAAACGAGTTCCACGCGGTCGTGCGGGATCATCTGGTTCTCTTGCGCGATGGCCGGCGAAGTGCAGGACGAACGCAGCACGGCGCCCCACTCGCTGAACGTGTCGGCGTCCAGCGCGCCGATCTTGTTGCTGGTCGCATCGCCTGCGAGCCATCGCTCATAGGCACGCAGCACGAACAGCGGGCGCCAGTTGTCGTACCCCGTGCTCTGCCGCTCGTGCCAGAGCTGCGTCGCAGCGTCGTACACCCACGTCCCTTCCGCGAACGTGAAAGCGACAAATCCGTGGCCGGCTTCCTTCCATGTCATCACGCGGCAGGACTTGTCGGCGTAGCCCTCGACCGCCTGCTCGAAGCCATGCGCCGAGATACGGGTCGGCGTGTAGCCGTTCAGTTGGTACGCGATCCCGTCGTTACCCAGGAAATAAACTGCGTTCGCGAGTTTCCCCGCCGCACCAGCCGACATGATGCCGACTTCCATTGCGCCAGACGCGACCGGCGACAGCGGGAAATCCGCATCGCCCGAGTTGTACCAAACCTCAGTCGTCTCCCGACCGAACAGAAATACCTCGCCATGATCCACGAGCCCCCACAGCACGTCGTCCGGGGCACGTTCTGCCGTCGCGAAGTCGAGCGCATCCCATACGGTCGGCGCCAGCGGACCCGCGATCCATACGCGGCCCGACTCCGGCTCCCCAACGATCATGTATCCGTCCAGATACTCGAGCCACGCGGCGCCGGGGAAATCCGTGTCCGTGATCTGCGAGAGTGCGCCAGCGGTGTACACGTAGCCGAGGCCGCCCGTGACCACCATCACGTTGATGCCGTCGCCCGCGATATATGCGGGCTGCGTGCCCGGGATCGTGCCGAGCAGTTCGCCCGCACCCGATGCGTCAACGCGATACAGCCCCTCGCCGGAAACGACATACGGGATGCCGTTGATGACCTTCCCGCCGCGCATCAGCCCGGCGCCGACGGTGCCCCACTCCGCGATGCCGGCCGATTGCACGACCGCCGCGAGCGTCTTGGACTGCGGGGGCGCCGCTTCCAAGTAGCAGTTGACCATGCGCTGCGCCGACAACGGCCGGCTGCGCAGTTGGTAACTGCCGGTGCCAAAGGGAATCAGCATGGGTTAGAAGTATTCCGGCCGCGCCGGGTGGCTGACGTATTGTTTGGCAAGCTGCCGGCGCAACGTCCGTTCAGCGATGGACTGCGGCGTCATGTAAAGCCCGCCGATAAGCAGCGCCTGCTGCGCACGCGGGCCCGTCACGCCAAACGGCCCGACGCAGAGCGCGCCGAGCATCTGAGACAGCGGGATTTCGGCATACTCCGGCACGCTCGCCGTAGCCGCCCACGCCACCAGCCCCTCGGTCAGCAGCATGTCGTAAAGGCCCGCGTACAGGGATTCGACTTTCAGGCGATCATCCGCGCTTGCCGATTCGCCATGCGCGAGCACGCCGATTTCCTGCAACGCGGCGTCGTACAGTTCCGAAAGCGTCATGGGGAATGGGGGCCGGTGTTACCCGGCCCCCGATCCTGTTACGACGGAGCGTACTGGCAGAGCAGGTAGAGACCCGCCGTGCCCGCCGCCGCAGTCGCCGCCGCAGTCGTGGTCTGCACCTTCACGAGCTGCGCCGAGGACGACACCGCCGCAACGATGCTCGCCTGCGTGCAGACGGTCAGCGAAGCAGCGCCCGTCTGCGCGCCCGTGAGGCCCGTCACAACGTCGGTGGAGCCCACGGTGACCTTGTGGACAACCGCCGGGCTGCCGTTGGTGTCCATGTCGGTCGGCGCCCAGATGACCGCGAACACGCGCGTATAGGGCGGGATATAGCCCGCTTCCATGACGTCGTTCAGTTCGTTGTCAGTGGAGCCAAAGGTCAGCGACATCGGGACGATGAATGTGCCCGAGCCGACCTGGGCATACTGCAGTCGCGCAGCACTGCCCGAGAGCGAAGTAGTTTCACCAGCCATTTCTCAAATCTCCTGAATGTGATTGGGCAAAGAAACGGGGGCCGAAGCCCCCGAGTCCTTACACGTAGGCAAAGAAGCCCGTGGCAACGCCGTTCTGCTTCGGCGTGGTCGTGTCGGTCGCGCCAGAGCCGAAGTACATTTTCGCGATGCCGTCGATCATCTGGATACCCGCACCGACCTTGGCACCGTAGTCGCGCTCGTTCTCGATCATCTTGGAACGCTGCGCGATGGCGTAGCCGATGGCCTGCGCACCGCAGAGGTACGCCACACCGACGTTCGCCGACGAAGCACCCACGGTGCCGAGGTTCGCGATTTCCGGGATTTCCCGGATAATCATGCCGTCGTACACAAGGTCGCCACCGGTATAGATCGGGTTGTCCTTGTAGTCGGCCTCACGGCTCCACGCACCGATGTTGATGGTCTGCAGCGAGGTCTGCAGCGTGCGGAACAGGCGAGTCCCGCAGAACACCACGTAATATTCCTCCTCGTCGCGGACCTTGATCGGCTTGATCTTTGGATTCGCCGACTTCGCAACGTCCTTCAGCACCTGCAGGTTCGCAGCCGTGAAGGTGTCGTTGGTCGTGTCGCAGTTCGCAAGCGCCGAAGAGTGCGTGGCGTTGTAGTTCGCCGTGCTGTTGCCGTAGAGCACGCGGTCGCTGTTGTTGGCGTTCCAGGTGTTCTTGTTGCCAGCGGTGGCCGACGCATACGCGACGTGGGTGCTGCCATCGGTAGAGATCGAACCCAGCGCCGTGATGGTGCGGTCGCGGATGTTCTCCTTCCACCAGTCCATCAGCACCGAACGCTTCGACTCCACGAGGTCGATGGACGAAAACTGCTCGTGCAGCTTGTCGTGCAGGACAGCGTGGCGGGTACGATCCAGCGTGATGCGGAAGTTACGAAGGCCCAGCGCCTCCTCGTTGCCTTCCAGCGTGCTCGTGCCGGTGACGCCAGAACCGGCGAGCCGATTGACCAGCGTGAAGTTGATCTGCTCCGAGGGCGCCTTCGCGCTGTTCTCGTTGATCTGGATGATCGCCGACTCATCAGCGCCGGTGTACTTCGAAAAGCGGTTCGCGCGGATGTATTCCGAGAAGAACTTGCGCTCGTACTTGACGACCCGACTGTTAGTCGGGAGTGTGGTCTCTGCCATGTCTCAATGCTCCTAATGAGCCAACCGCGCGAACGCCGGGCATAAAAAAACCGCCTCTAGGGCGGTTCGGTTTCGGCCGGTGACGGAACGGTCAGCGGTGGTTGTTGAATCGAACTATTTTGGAAATGTCGGTCTCGTCCGTATCGGCGAGCGATGACGGACCCGCGCCCGCAGGGGCGCTGTTCAGTGACTTCGGGACGGCAGCGAGTGCGGCCTGTTGACCCTTCAGGGTCGCAAGTTCCGCCTCCATCGCCTTCAGTCGCGTGGTGAGTTCTTCGTTGGCTTTCTTCTGCTCGGCCACCACCGCATCGCGGTACTTGCCGAGGTCGCCGCCATACGGCCCCAGTTCCTTAAGGCGCTTGCCCTCGCGATAGATGAACGCGAGCGGATCGGGCGCCGTGTCGGCCTGGTGCTGTAGCGACGGGTCGGCCTGCGCGGCCTTCAGGAATTCCACCGCCACTTCGTCGAAGTCCGGCATGCGCGTTTTTGCCAGTTCGAGCTTGAGCGCGAACACCTCGCCCATGATCGGGGCGATCTGCTCTTGCACACGCTCGCTGACAGCGGCGTCCGGGTTCTCGAAAATGTCGGTCTTGGGCTTTGCGCGCTCGAGTTCCGCAAGCCGCGCTTCCGCCGCCTGCCGTTTCTTGCGCTCGTCGATCAGCCCCGCGATGTCGCGCGGCGTAATCGCCGGCTTGTCGTCCTTCGCCGCTTCGGCCTTCGGGGCCTCCGCAGCCTTGGGCGCAAACCGTCCCTGCTCGTCCCTTGAGGGCGCTGCGGGGGCTTCTGCGGCCTGTGCCGGCGTAGGTGCCGGTTCGGTCGCGGTCGCCTCTGCGGGCGTCTCCGGGGCTTCTGCAGCCTCGCCAGTGGAACCACTCAGAATGCTTGCCAAACTCTCCACGTCAGACATTGCTATCCCCTATGAGAACGCCCGGAACCCGGCGGCGGTGTGTTGACGAAAACGCCCGTAGCCCCTTGTGGGGCGAGTCGGCGGCACTCGTGAAAATCAGTTGACGCTGACTTGCGTCTTGCCCGTCGCGCCGGCTTCGGCCGGGTCGGGGGGCGTCGTGAACGTCGCGACCTTGACGGATGCGTCCACCTGCGACTCGACCGTGGCGGCTTCGTCCTTGGCCGCCGCCGCGTTCTCGCGGCGCACCTTGGCGTCCATGAGCGCCGCCTGCAGTTGCTGCATCATCTGCAGGAACCGCGCCTGCATCTTCGCGGCCGGGTCGTCCTTGCCGCTCATCTGGTCAAGCATCTGGCGCTTGTTGCGGATGCTGGACGCTTCGATGAGCGCGGCCGGCGGGATCGGGACGCCCTTTTCGGCCAGCGTCGCCAATTGCTCAAACTGCTCCTGCTGGATGGTCACGGTGTCGGGCGACCGATCAATGATGATGTCCACGTCCATGCGTGCGACTTCGTTCTTGATCTTCGGCCGGTCGCCTTCCATGACGGGCATCTGCGCCGCCGGGTCTTGCGCAAGCTGCGACAGAATCGCCGCCTTTTCTTCCGGCGGGCGCGGGTCGGCCTTCAATTGCTCGGCGATGACGTCGCCGTGCAACACCGGCTGATTGAGCGGGACGAACTTCGCGCCCTTGTCGTTGTCGGTGACGCGCACCCACATTTCGGCCGTCCAGAATTGGCGTATGCGCATCCACGCCTGCCGATACATGCGGGTTTCCCACGCTTCCAGCGCATCAAAGAGCGGTGAGATCGGCAGCGAGCCGGACACCTGGTCCAACTGTTTCGCGCGCCCGGAAATCTGCCCCGACTGCCCCGCGAGCGCGGCATTCGGCCCCGTCGCCGCGAGCGCCGCCTCGGTCTGCTGCAGGAGCTGCCACTGGCCGGCGGATTCGGCGAGGTTGTCCTCCACGCGAAAGTCGGCGGGATCGCCCTTTACTTCCACCATGCCGTCCGGCTTGTGGACTTCGTTGCGGACCTTGCCCGGATCGTCCAGCGTGCCGGCGCGATAGACGATGCGCTTGCTGTTCAGCAGGTGCAGCATCTTGCTGCGGCGCTTGTTGTGCTCGTCCTGCAGGTCGAGGTATCGCTGGACCGAGCCGTAGGGATTCCCGTCGCTGTCGCGGTATAGCGCCTCGATTTCGATGGCGCACGACGGCTGGCCGTCCTCATCCACATACGGCGACGGACGGGCCGTCTCGAGCCACCCTCCCTGGCACCACTTGCCGAACTTCCACACGCCGTCGTGCAGGAAATACGTCTCAAACACCTGTAACCGCTTGCGCCCGTTTGTGGTCGCAGCATAAATCGGCTTGTCATCCAGCGCGCGATCCGCCCCGGCGAGCGACTGGTCCGCGAATGACGCATCAATCGCTTTCAGCGCGTCCGGGTGTGCAAGCTTGTTCTTTGCCGGATCAAATTCCAGTTCGGCGGCGTCCTCATCCATCCACGCCCACAGGCCGCAGTACGTCTTGTCGGTGAAGTCGTTGCGCAGTGAGCGGATGTCGTAATACAGCCGGTCCCAGCGGATATGCTCAATGGCGACCTTCGGCGGCTTGCCCTTTTTCGGCTGCACGATGACGTGGCCGGCGCACAGTCCTTCCACCATCAGGTTGTCGGCGGCGGGCTTGCGCACCGCGCGCTGATAGTCGTTGCAGTCGGCCACATAGCGCAGCGCATCGGTCGCGGCCTCGGCGGCGTCCTCGTGCGCCGGGGTGCGCGGGAACGCCTTGGGATCGGTGCGCATCTGCTTTTCGATGCCGAGCAGCGTGTCGCACTTGTCCTGAATCTTGTTGTCGATGATCGCCGGCTGGTTGCGGCGCTTCAGGACTTTGCGCTCGGCGTCGCTCAACTGGTTACCGTCGCGATAGTCGCGGCACTTGATGGCGAGGGCACGCATGGTGATCGTGCCGTCCACGTATTCCTCGAACTGCGAGCGCACGAGCGCGTGCAGAGCGTCGGGCGTGTATTCCTCGCGCTCTTTCTTCGCTTTCGCCACTAGGCCACCTTCCAGGAATCAGGTTCGTCTTGCATGTCGTAACGGTCGCGCGGTTTCGCCGCCTGCGGGGGCGGCGCCACCACCGCCGGATGCGCTTCGCTGATCGCAAGGCCCATCAGCGCCGCCATGTCCACCGCGTCATCAAACTTGCCGGCCGGGAACTGCAGGAGCTGCGCGAGCAGCCGATGCCCGTACTCCGTGTCGGCGATCTTCACCTTGCCCGCCGCCGCCATCGCCTGCAGCGGGCGGGCCATCGTCGGCTTGTCGTGACCGCGCACGAGCCATTCCAGCCGGCAATACGCCCGGCGCTCGTTCATCCGCCGCGTCAGGAACGGTTCCACGCTGCGCCGGATCGGGCCGGACTCACCGAAGAAACACAGCGGCTTGAACGTGGCGAACTGGTCGCACAGCCGCTCGATCCACTGATCGGCGCTCGTCTGTCCGTGCCAGCCGTCCACCGCAAGCGTCAGCGTGTCGCTGGCGTAGCGGTGTGTTGCGAGTTCAGTAAAGTCGCCCGCGCCGTCCGTGACGGCAAAGTCGCCGGTCGTGTACGCATGGCCTACCGCCTTGCGCGGGTCCACGAGTTCAAACCATTCGCGCCGGAAGTACGTGCCGTCATCCGGGGTCGGGTTCTGCAGGTACAGCGCCGACCACTTGCGCGGTCCGGAAATGTCGCGGATACGCTCGAGCGCCTCCCGGTCGTATCGCTCCACCCACGGCGGATCATTGAGCGCCGCCGGCAGTTCGATCACTTCCCACTTGTCGCCGCCGCTTTGCTGCTGCGCGAGCAGACGGCCCACGAGGTCGTCCTCGTGCATTCGGTGTTGGATGACGATGATCGGCGCCTTCGGTCGGATACGGTTATAGAACGTGCCGGTGTACCAATCCCACACCTTGTCACGCTGCAACTGGCTCTGCGCGTCGTCCCAAGTCGCGAACGGGTCGTCAATGATCCCGAGTTCGCCACCGCGACCCATCAGCGCGCCGCCGATACCGACAGCGTAGTAGCCGCCGCCCTGCGTCGTACGCCAGAGGCCCTTGGCTTGGCTGTCCTCCGCGAGTTGCGTCTCGGGAAAGAGCTTGCCGTACTCCGGCGAGTCGATGCAGTTACGCACTTCGCGGCCGAATCGCTCGGCAAGCTGCGCCGTGGCGCTGGCGCTCACCACCTCGGCGTCCGGGCGGTGCCCGAGGAAGTACGCTGGGAACCGCTCCGATGCGATCTTGGACTTTCCGTGCTGCGGCGGGCAGAGCAACAGGAGCCGGTCCACCTCGCCACGCACCACGCGGTCTAGTTGGTCGCAGATGACGCGGTGAATCTTCCCCGCCGCCCAACGCGGCGTCGTGTACTCAGTGAAGGTCCGTAGCGTCTGCCGCGCCCGGCGCCTCGTCAGCAGTTCCATCGCGGCTTGCGATGACAATGGCAACGAGTTCGTCGTCACTCAAATCCTCTACGCGACGGTCGTTCAGCGTCGCATTGACATCAATGGACTGCGCGGGCTTCCCGTAGAAGCGGTCCAAGTAATCCTTGCGCGTCTCGCGGTCGGTCTTGGCCTCGATGATGTAGCCGCGCAGAATCTCCCGGTGTGTCGTGCCGTCCGGGACGCCCGCCTCGTCATCCATAGTGGACAACATCGCATTGACAGCGGATCGGAAGTTCTGATGTCGCCGCGATGCCGCGTTGGTGTTGCCTTTCGGCGCACCCGCGCCGGGTCGCTTACCACCCGCCATAGCTACCTCTGCGCAACCTCGAGCACGGCCGTGCGATCCCACGTCCGCCCGCCCGCCGTCGTGATGCGACAGCGGATGCGATAGAACTGGCCCTCAGAGCCACCGGATACGAAGATCGTCGCCACGGTCGTCGTGTTCGATGTGCTGACTTGCGTCAGCCCATCCGGGAGCGACCACGACACGGTGCTGATGGTGTCGCCGTCGAGTTCGGGCGCCCAATTGAACGGGTAATCCTCGGTGGAGTCCGGGTCTTTCACGAAGTCCGGCGCCAGCCATTCGCAATCCCCTACGCCGTAATCGTCGCTCATATCAGCGTGTCCCTGCGTTTCCTGCGCACACCGCTGCTGCGGTCCTCGGCGTGGATGACGGTTTCGCGAGTCACCTTGCGGATGATCCGGCCGCGACGCAGGTTCATGCGCCGCTCGTCGGTCTGCGCGAGCGCGGCTTCCTGCTGGAACGCCGGCTGGAACGCAATAGGCTGGAACCCGCCGAAAGCCATGACTATCTCTTGGTGAGGGTGGCGACGGTATCCTGCGCGGCTTCCTTCCAGAACGTCAGCGCGTGCTGTTGGTACTCGCCATTACGCACGCCTAACGTCGGGTGCAGCGAATAGCCCCAGGTGGCGTCAAAGTCGCAGGTAAAGCCCTTGGGGTTGTGCTCGGCGTCCGTGTGCGGCGCATTGGTCGCGCGCCATGCCTTGCTCAGGTAGTAGAACCACATTTCCGACACCGGCGGCCACTGGTGCGTGGGGTCGCCATACGCCCGATTGCTCGCCCAATGCGGGACCGTGATCGTCGCCTTCGCACCGGGCTTCAGCACCCGGTACAGCTCGTTCACAAAATGCACCCGCTCCGGTGCCGTTAAGTGCTCAACGAAGTGAGAGCAATTCACCTCGTCCACGGTGTTGTCCTTCCACGGCCACGCCTCGCGCGCGTCCATGACGACATCCACGCCGTCAAACTTGATCGCATCGACGCCCAAAAACCCGGGCCGCTTGTTCTTGCCGCACCCGATGTCGAGGCGGATCGGCTCCGCCACGGCCTGCGCAGCGGCGCTCACGCGGCCACCTTGCGCGGGAGCGTCGCAAGCCAGTGCGGGTTGTCCAGCGTCCAGCGCGTGATGTCGCGAATGCTCTGCTCAATGGTCGTCGGCGGCGTCCAGCCCATCGCTGCCATCTTGTCGCCGGAGAGCGCATAGCGCAGGTCGTGGCCGGGTCGGCTGCTGTGAAAGTCCACCATTTCGTACCGCAGCGGATTACCGACCGCCTTGGCGATGATTTGCGCGAGTTCCAGGTTGTCCATTTCGCGCTCGCCCACGATGTTGTACTTTTCGCCCGGCTTGCCACGCTCGAGCAGGAACAGCACCGCATCCGCGACATTCGCCGCGTGGATGTAGAACCGCGAGCCGGGAATGGTGCGCGTCTTGTCGGCGTGGATCGTCACCACGTCGCCGTCGCGCACCTTCGCAATGGTCATCGGGACGTATTTTTCGGGGTGCTGCCGCTCGCCCACGACGTTCATCGTGTGCGTAGTGATGACCGGCAGGCCGTAGGTGTTGTGATAGGAAACGCCGATCTGCGCCGCGCCCGCCTTCGTTGCGGCATACGGGTTCCCGGCGTTATAGCGGTCGTCCTCCTTGTACCGCACGCCGACCGGCGCCGGGCCGAACACTTCGTCGGTGCTGAAGTTCACGAACTTGCCGCAGCCGACCTTGCGCGCGAAGTCCAGCATGTTTGTCGTCGCGACGACGTTATCCAGCACGAACGCCATCGGGTCCGTGATGCTGCGGTCCACATGCGTCGCGGCGGCGAGGTGCGCCACGAAGTCGTGCGGGCCGATCTGCGCGCAAAGCTGGTCATTCAGCGGTGCACGCAGGTCGTGATAGACGAACCGGACGCGGCGGTTTTTGACCGCGCCGATTTCGGCAAGACGGTTGAGGTTCCCCGACTCGTCCAGCCGGTCAATGATCGTGATGTCCCATCCGGTGCGCTTCAGGAGCGCATCGACAAGATGGTGACCGATGAAACCCGCCGCGCCAGTGACCAGTATT